TTTTCAATGTACGAGTTTATTTCCTGTAATTCTTCGTAGCCTTCAGGTAATATTCTTACTTTTGTTTGAGGACGACCCATAACACCCTCTGTTCTATACTGAGGGTTTTCTGCTAAATCATAGTCTTTTTCAGTCCACTTACTTGTAATAGCATCCGCTTCGTCTTGCAAAAACTGTACGTACGTTTGGTCAGCAAGTGCTTTAGCTTCTGCAAAAGTTTTAGGTTGCGACATTATCTATCCCTCTGTACTTTCTTAGTTTTCTCTACAGTTCTCATTGCGCCTAAACCAAGCATACCCATCAGTACTGGCATCATAGTAGCCATATCTAAAACAGGGATTTCAATGGTAGAATCGGCAAGAGCAAGCGCAAAATTTGCCATCGGGATAAGAATGTACTGACTCGCAAGTCCAATACAACAAGTCCAACCAACAGCAGGTCTCCAACCCGACACAAACAGGCTTCTGTGTGCCGCTTCTGTCTTATTAACTTCAAGTTGCGCTTTCGCAAGTTCCTGCGCGTGTTTTTCAGCCATTGTCGAAAGTTCAAAGGCGATAGCATTCTTCTTGTCTTTATCCTCTATGAATTTGTCAAGTAAACCTGAAACAGGTCCGATTAGTTGTTGTATCATAAATGCCTCACTTAAGGGGATTAGACAAGTAATCCATACCTTGCCATAAATCCTCTACCTCTTTAGTCAATGTCTTTATCTTACCATCAACATCGCCAATGTTTTCTATTATAATCTCAGCCTTAGCTACTGTACCTTTCATAGCCTCTATCTCATTAGCTAGCTTAGAAACGTCTGTATTGAGTTCTAACAGCTTTTCTTGCTGACTTAGTAGGGTATCTAACCTTGTGCCTAAAGTCCCTAGATTCTCACGTAAGGGGCTTATATCGGGTATCTTCTTAGACTCTAATGCTTCTAGTCTTGAGTACAAACTAGATGCAGTCCAGACAGTCCCACCAATGCTAGTACCTATGGTCATCACAATGGCAATCCACACACCTTTGAATGACGTACCATTAATGTTTAGTTCTGACTTCTCTAGGCTCATAGTTCTACGCAGTTAGTTTCATACATAAAGCAATCATAACTCTGAGCCGTAGGACCAGTCAAATAGTAATCTGATTCGCTACCTAAGGCTAGTACTTCAGCTTCAGTCGCATACAAGTCTAAACCGAAGTTCTGACCGTTAAGATAAACTGCTGTAAGGTTTCTAGTAGTGTTGTAACCCATAGCTACCCATTGAGCATTGGCATCATAAAAGATGTTAGTCTGCTCTGCTGTAGTGTTAGCGTTCTCTATGCCTTGCTCTAGGAACTCTACAGCTTCTTTGTTACCCGCTACCGCTAGGAATGCACTAGCGTTATTAGCGTGTGTCTCTATGTCATCCATACTGGTGTTGTACGTATCTACTTCTTCCTGACTGATTGTCAACACTTCTATGTTGTTCTCTACAAAAGTCTGTACCTCAGCTTCCTCTTGAGGACTAGAGGCTGACTCAGATACTTCCGCTACTTCCTGTACAGCAATCATGTCAACTACTACTTCAGTGAATACACCAATGGCTTCATCCATCATGTCCAACTCAGTGTATGCTTTTTCTTCAAGTACAGTCTGTAAGTCACCGAAGGCTTTATAGTTAGACATACCAGACAATGCGTTGTTGTACGCCTGTAGCTGTTCTGCACTAATGTGCGCTGTGCTTGACAGTGAGCCATCTGACAACCCTGAGCCTGTATAAGAGTACTCTTGTGCCGCACCTACAAGTTTAATACCTCTGTCTATCTGGTCAACAATAGCGTTGGAGGTGTCGATTAGGTTGTCTAACTCACTGCTGTGTGCTACGACGGAACTTAGCACTAACAGAGATAATATCATCTTCTTCATCTGTGTCCTCTCCTCCAATGTTTAGTATAGTGTTGTACCATTCGGTATTATCTGTGTAGTCAGGTATGTATACTTCTGGTTGTCTCTTCATTATCAATACTGCACGTTTACCAACAACTAACTTACCGTTACTCAGTATGGGGCAAGGTGTCCCTGACAAGAACATACTCTTCCATACTTCTACTGCTTCACACATACGGGCTACTGCGGCTACCTTCATACCTAAGTCTGACAATAACTTAGCATCTCGTCTACGGTCACAGTTAGGGTCTACTTCATAACTACCGCTTGACAATCCTATTCCTACTGTCTGTAAAGAACCACCTGAACCTTTGAGGCAAGTGTCCATACCGTTGGACATATAGCTAGGACTAATGGCAGAGCCTACTGGTATCTCGCTACTGCTTCCTGCTCCGTTGTATGTGTTACTTGTTGATGTATCCGTTGTGTTATTATTACTGTTTGTTGTACTGTTGTCCCCATGAAACGTATTCAGAGAACCTTCCTGTGCATTATCAGCTAGTGTAACCCAACTGAACAACATTAACAAACAAAATAGTCTCATTACTTACGTAAGTTCTGTACTGTAGGTGATTCCCAGATACGTAAACCTAGCCATACAATAGTAAACAGACTGGCTACAGGCGGCAACCAAGCCGCTAAAGACATAAGTCCTGTTGATGCCGCTAGTACATCTACGGCTTCTTTTGCTTCGTTAGTCATGATAATATATCCTTATATCGCGGCTATAATAAACGCTAAGAGTTCTGGATAACGAACACCTAGTCTAGTTTTTTCTACTGCACCTTCAGGGGCATCAGACTGTACTTCAAAGTCTTCACCGTTATGTTCCCACCAAGTAGTACTAGTAAACATAGCGTAGTCACCTGCGTCCAAACTTTCAGCGGTAAACGCATCCTGTAAGTCCTGAGCAATAATACCAAAGTGTGTCCTAGCGTCATCACCCTTAGAAGCTACAGCATCACGCCATTTAAACTTACGTAATAAACTTTTAGCGGCTACAGCTACTCTGGTTTCAGCGTCAGATAACTCAGCGATGTTTTGTTTTTCATTACGGTCAGACGTTTGGATAGTGCCGTTAGTTGCATATACATCATCAAAACGAGAGGATGTAAAACCTAAGTCTACTTGATTATCTCTAGTTGTACCTGAGCCATTACAGGGTCTTATACGATAAGTAGAACCCACAGCTTCAAACTTAAGACCTGCTCCTGAACTGCTAGAAGAGCCTGATGTTATATAAGGATTAGAGTACTGTTCGTTGGAAATACCGATACGACCTAAAATTGTATTGTTTGAGTTTTTCATCTCAATAAAAGTGTTTAGAGAAGAACTAGTAGATTTTAACTCTAAAATAGTATCATCAGCACTAGATTTAGCTTTTTCCAAAATACCGTCAAACGTGGCAGATGCGGCATCAAACTCTAAGTCTACTACAGATGAACCACCTGAACCACCAACAAATAGTTTTTTGTCAGCAATGTTTACAGCAAGTTCACCTTGAGCAAGACTGCTAGGAGTTCCTGACGATGTTTTATTTTTTGTAATGATTGTAGCCATAGTGTTTACCTATTGTTTACCACGGTGTCCCTACTGTTACAGATGGACTAGCTTGTTCCGCTAGGTCTGCGTCTAGTGAAGCCTCAAGTGCTTCTGTGTCTAAAGACTCTTGTACCCATGCAACCACAGCGTCTTCAGTTAGGCTGTCATACGCTACATAACCATCAGCAGATGCGTCAGGAGTAAAGCTAACAGTACCATAGGAAGTAGCTACGTTTTCACCAGAGGCTTTGTTTACTTGCCAATGTGCTACGATAACGCCACCATCTGTGTTGCTTTCTAAGGTTGATATTGTAAAGTTCATTTATTACTCCTATGAGAATACAGCAGAACAAACTGCTTGTACGTTAGTAGGTTCAGAACTGTAGTCATCGCCTGAGTTAATTACATGACGGTGGTAACTGCTAGAGATTACTTCACCATCTTCTAATACTTTAGTAGCTGTACGTACTTGGACTACTGTCCCTTCTGTAGTAGTTACTACTTCTATTTTGTCTGCTGATATTACTTTTTCTAAAGCCATTTGTTTTTCCTTTGTCTGCCCCTAGCATCCACTAGGGGTATTGGTTATGCGTTTGTTTGGTAAGTACCGCTAATCATCATTCTTTGATTGTTAACAGCATTAAAGTTTGTTGCATCAATAGCTGTTGTGTGACTTCCTCGCCTTAAAGATATGAACGAACTACCGCTAGAAATATAGCCCCCAACTGGCATATCCGTTTCGTCAAAGTTAAAGCAGTTTGTGTAGGAAGTGTGGGGTATAGCACAGTGGGTGTTTGTTACAAAAGGCAGTCCACCAATACGTAATTCACCAACAGCATTATGTGAACTTGCTTGTATATTAGTTAAATACGCTACGAAGTGAACCAGATTACCTACTTTTGTGTACTTATTTCCTGATACTGTAAACGCTACTGAGCCACTAGTTGAACCATACAACGTAGGTGTCCAAGTACCTTCCTCATAGTCATCTAACTTGTTGGCGGCAGTTGTGCCACCTAAGTGAACACCGCCAGATAGGTAGAGGTCTTTGAAGCGTGTAGAACTTCGCCCTAAGTCAATAGCGGCATCTCTCCCACTTCCGTCATTAGTAACTGGCTCTACGCAGTTATCTGCATCCCTAAACTTTATACCTGTTGTACCTGTATTTAAGTAAAGGTCGCCACCTTTAGTACCAATAGACCCTACAGTTGTGCCGTCTTTACCAAAAGTTTGTATCACACCATCAGATGTTAAACGATTTAACTGAACACAAGCGTTCCCATCGACTGTAGCCGTTAGAAGCCCTGTTGCGTAGCTAACTGAACCTGCTGTACCGAAGGTTGTAGCAGTCTTACCCACCAATAGGTTGCCTGATGAGTCTATACGCATACGTTCTGTCACAGCAGTTCCGTTATAAGTTTGGAATGCTATTTTACCATGAGAAGTATTATTGCGAGATGTTATTTTTGTTATGCCGTTATCAGACTGGAAAGATGCAAACTGATTTGTTCCATCTGCATCGTAAAGACGGACTTGGCTATCTGAAGCACTAATTGTCAAGGCTTTATCAGGACTAGTAGTACCTATACCTACGTTGCCTGATGAGTCGATACGCATACGCTCAGAGCCACCTGCCTGAAAACTCATGCCATCGCCAACCGAACCTAAAGTAACCTTATAGTCTGCTGTCGTTGAAGCATCTTGGAACTCCATGTGCGACTTAGTAGTCCCAGAGCCACCCACAACTCGTACAGGTAAGTTATCACTAGAGCCACCTTGAACTGTTAGCTTTCTTGCAGGACTAGTAGTACCTATACCTACGTTGCCTGTGCTAGTAATTCTTAATTTTTCAGAGGCATCTGCTGTTTCATCTTTTCTAGTCCTAAACACCATATCGTGCGTAGAGCCGTAAATATTTCCAGTTATAACATCAATAGCACCACGAGGGAGAGTATTAGCCCCACCTGAACTACCTGATGTGTCGTTAGAATAAAAACCTAATGAAGCTATTTTATCTCCCACAGTAAAAGATTGGCTTCTAGTGTCTGTAATTTTTAGTTCAACACCAGAATCAGCAACTTCTAATGCAGATGAAGGACTAGTAGTACCTATACCTACGTTGCCTGATGATTGTACTATAACTTGACCATTCTCTGAAAAAATCCCATTAGGTCTTAAACGAACTGTACCACCATTTCCAGATGTACTTAAAGTTGCATTGGTATCGCTAGAGGTAAAATGTGTATCAGCTTTTACTGTGCCATTTACTTCTAACGCCTCTGATGGACTAGTAGTACCTATACCTAATCTCTCCGCAGACGCATCCCAGAAGAACTTAGGCGTTGTGCCTGTGTCTTCGTAGAAGCTGATGTCTCCGTTAGAAGCAATGTCTAATCGTTTTTCTGTTTTAGCTAAATCAGTGAATATTTCAAGTCCGTGATTTCCTGTGTACCAATCTGTCTGAAAGTCACCCCCGTTAAATCTATTTTGTATGCGTCCTGTTACTGTACTTCCGCTATAAAGAAAGTCTAAACGAGAACCGCCCGTCTGCGTAGAGTTACTGTTTTGAATCTGAGCAGTCACGCCTCCCGCCTGTGAATCACTAACAGTCAGCCCATCCATCGTGGCTGTGCCAGTAACGTCTAAAGCCGTTGCAGGACTAGTAGTACCTATACCTAACCTTTCTGTACTCGCATCCCAGAAGAACTTAGGCGTTGTGCCTGTGTCTTCGTAGAAGCTGATGTCTCCGTTGTTAGCAACCTTTATTCTGTCGTTTGATACGGTTTGTAGCTTAATCTCTCCAAATCCAGAATTAGCGTTTATAGCGTAACTAGAGCCATCTCCACCAGAAGTATAGTTTGTTATTAGTAAATTCCTAGATGGGTGCGCTCCAGTAAACGAGGCTACATTACCAGTAGCTTGTGTTTCTACATCAAGTTTTACTGTAGGACTAGCAGTACCTATACCTACATTGCCTGCGGAAATAATCTTTTTTCCGTTAGCATTCAAATCTTGAGCAAGGATATAAGGAGCAGTTACGTTGTTGTAGTTAGTAGAGTATACCCACGAAGAACCGTTGTATACATACAGACCTACAGTGTTACTACCTGCACCTGTGTCATAATATAATGCACCCGCAACAATAGCATTGCCTAGTACATCTACACTAGGTTGAGCATCTGATGTACCTAAGTATGAATTATAAAAGTTATTCCAAGTGCTTGCGGCATTAGAAGAATTAGTAGCTGATGTAGCGGCTGAGGCGGCACTAACTGATGCCTCAGATGCTTTAGTTACTGCTGTAGTAGCAGAACCACTGGCGGCTGAAGCACTAGAGGCGGCTTCTCCTGCCTTTGTAGTGGCTGTTGTAGCTGATGCACTAGCTTCACTAGCTTTTGTAGTAGCTGTGCTTGCGGATGTACCTGCGGTTGTAGCTGACCCTGCGGCTTGACTAGCTTTAGTTGTAGCCGTGGTTGCACTGTTGCTTGCCGCTGTAGCACTATTAGATGCTTCAGTAGCTTTAGTAGTTGCTGTGGTGGCTGAGTTACTAGCTGAAGTAGCACTAGCGGATGCGTTAGATGCACTAGTAGCCGCGTTAGTGGCGTTAGTGTCAGCATTCTGTACGTCTGAAATATTGTCTGCAACGGTAGTTACTTTAGCCGCAATACCTGCAACAGTATCAACGTCTGAGTTAATACCTGCAACTGTCGTAACGTCACCAATGTTTCCTGCTACAGCACCAATGTCACTAGCGTCTGCAATAACAGTGTCCATCTTAGACTCAAGACCTGCTACTGTAGTTACGTTACTAGAGACACCTGCTACTGTATTTACATTAGCTATGTTGGTTGCTACTGTGCCAATGTCAGTACCGTCTGCCGCAACTGTGTTGATGTTAGATGCGTTACCGTGGACTGCGTTGACGTTTGCAATGTTGTTGCCTACGTTGTTTACGTTAGCAATGTTTGTAGAGACTGTACCAATGTCCGAAGCATCTGCGGCTACGGTAGTTACGTCTGAAGATATACCCGCTACAGTAGTTACGTCTGTGTTAACTCCTGCAACTGTATTTACGTTAGCGATGTTATTATAAACACCGACAACTTGTGTATTTGAACCTGCAACAGTTTGTACCGCTGAACTGTTCGCTGTTTGTGCTGATGCTTCTGCGGCATTTGCGTGAGAACCTGCTGTAGACGCGGCTTGAAGTGCTGTATTTTTATAAGTTTGTGCCAAATCACGCGCACTTTCTGCGGTGTTTTTTGCTGTATTAGCTTCATCAGCCTTAGTAGTTGCGGTAGTAGCTGATGTACTTGCTTCTGATGCTTTAGTAGTTGCTGTGGTAGCTGATGTGCTTGCTTCTCCCGCTTTAGTAGTAGCAATAGTTGCTTGAGCGGTTACGGCATCAACAATAGTGCTGTCCGATGAACTTCCTGAGCCACCTGTTCCTCTGAATATAGCCATGATGTTTCCTATTGTTGTTTAAAAAAGAAAAAAGGGAAAGGGACTCCCGAATGGAAGCCCCTTATGTACTACTATTATGCGCCAACCATTAGGTTGAAAGCGGCATCTGGACGAAGAACCGCAGTGCCGTATAGAGTATCAGCAGTGTAAAGAGAACCTAAGAACTCTTGCTTGTACTGAGTCTGTGAACGAACACCTTGTTGCTCGGCAAGAACCATAGCATCTTTGTGGAACAACATAGCTTGCTTAAGGTCTACAGCACTTGCAGTGTTGTCGCCCGCGGCTTCAATAACAGGACAGTTAGAAGAAACAAAAACGTCAATACCATACAAGTTACCGATTTGACCATTGTTTACAACACGACCGTCTACGAAGTCACTTGAAGAATAACGAGTGATTCCCATGATTGCATTACGAACTGATGGTGGTACTACAAGACAACGATTGTCCATAGGTACGTCAGCATCATCCATTTTTTGAATCAAGTCACGGAAACCTTCATCAGTAAATACGTCAACAGCACCGTTAGCAGTGTCATCAGCATACTGAGTCAAACCGTTAGTTCCGTCAATGAAGTAAGAACCTGTACCTTCATAAGCGGCATTGTTAGTACCGAAAGACTTACCTAGAGCAAACAAGTCAGTGTCCACTTGTTTAGCTAGGGCGTAACCTGCGTCACCAGTGTAGAACTGACGAAGAGATGCAAGTGCTTGTGCTTCAGTAATGTCTTCGATTAAACGTGAGTACTCGAAGTGCTTGTCGATTGTTACTTGTACTTCAGACTCAGTAGCATTCTGAATAGTTACAGCAGTGTTTTCGGCTTTAGCGTTAGCTGTACCACGAACAGGCTTAGGAATGTGAAGAGTGTCACCTTTCTTACCAGTCATTGCCATTTTCTTAACTAGTGGTGCTAGTACAAGGTTAGACTGATATGCGGCAATAACCTCGTCACTCCAGATTTCTGGGATAAAAGTAGCCGCGCTAGTGTTGTCTACTGTGCCGCCTTGTGCGGGATATGTTGATGTAGCCATGATAATACTTCCTTAAATAATAATATTAGTGTTTAACCCTCCCTTCTTGATATGCTTGCATAATCTCATCGGACAATGCCATATATCTTTCTGGGTCGGTTCTCATAAGTTTAATAATGTCTGCGCGTCTATAGACCTTCTTAGCTGACTGTTCACCACTACCACGGGCATTACCTGTAGATGCGGCTTTAACAGTCTTCTTACGCTCTTGCTTCTCAGAGGCGGCAGTTTGACCGACTACCTGTTGACGTTCCTTCCATAAGGAAAAGAGTTCGTCAGCGGCATCATAATCATACTGTTGGTCTGCCTGTGCAAAGAGTTTTGTCCTAATCTTAGAACCCTTAATCCAATCAGCGAACTTCTCATCCTGCAAAATTCCCTGCATATCAGGGTGTTTGCTTTGCAACTGAGTCATTGCTGTTGTTTGTCGATACTGATTAGTTACTGCTTCAGCTTCTTTAATCTTAGGGTGATTATTAATCGCTCTTTCGACTGCCTTGTCGGGGTCTGAGAAAAAGTCTATTTCTTCGTCAGAGGTTGTTGCTTGTGTTTCTTGGTCGGTGAGTTGTGTCTGGATGTAGTCATCGACAACCTTTCTAAGTTCACCTACTTCAGAACTTTGCTTACCTAAGAGTTTTTCAGCCTCTTGGTGCATCCTTACTATTTCGGCTGTAGTCTTTCCTTGATACTTCTCAGGTACTTCTGGTTCGGTCTGTTCAGGAGTTTCCTCTACTTGAGGGTCTTGTTCAGTCTCTTCTAGGGTGTTAATGTCTTTCTCTTCTACGTCCTCTGGACGCTCATCTATTAGTGTTGCCATCATTAAACTCCGTGATTAATATCATTATGGAGGTGTATTAAATGTAAGGGTTCTATGGTCAGGAGTTGTCCTTACGGTTACAA